ATTGGGATGACATTAATATAATATAATATAATATAATTATGTATTATATATTTTGATTTTATATAAAAATTAAAATAAAAAATATATATTATAAATATATAATTATAAAGAATCCATAAGTATTGAAAGAAAAACAATTAAGAAAAGAGGCGGTAGAAAAAGTTAAAAGTAAAATACTTGGTAATTTTATTGCTAGTACTTTAGAAAGGAATCTAAATTTTAAAACTAAATTTAAAAATAATGATTTAGATGTTGATGAATTTTGGGAAACAGATGAAGGAAAAAAAGTAGAAAAAATTAAATCATAATAATATAAATTATAATTATATTATAATGAAATAAAGAATTAATATTCTTTAAATTAAAATAAAATTGAAATATAATTTAAATACTTTTTGCTATAAAATTTACTTAAACAAAGAATATCAATTTTATTAAATGATCAAAATTTTATCAATTCTACCTGATAATGAAGATATAATAAAATTTACCAGCACAGATTCCTCTAAATCTGAAAATGACGCAAATAATAAAATACGTGAAAGTATAATTAAAAATATGAATTTTATTGACGATGAATTCATTATGGATCCAATTTATGGAGAAAAATGGAAAAATTTAAAAGAACAATTTAATAATGCTATGAGTTTGATTTGTCCTTCGTTTTTTAAATATGAAATTAAACATATGGCTGGTAGGAATAACAATTATGACTTTTTAATAAAATTCTTTGATTCGCAATCGAGTATATTAAAAGAAGTTAAACTTGAATTTAAATATAACGCTTCTACAATTAATGAAACCTCTCAATTTGTCTCTCCTATGAAGCCTAGTCAATATTTAAGTTCTTCATTTGAAGATTATTATTACGATAATTGTCTTATTCAATTATTAAATTTATTTAACATAAATGTTCCAGATAAGGCGGAATATTTAAAAACAATTCATTCGAATAAACCTAAATGTATGGAGGCTGCTCAGCTATTATATTATCAGGGATGCCAAAAAAGTAGCAAATTTACTCAGGATGACATAGCTTGTGCTTTCTATGAAAAAGCAAATAGTTTATCTAAAATATGTATCTCTCAATTTATTGAAAATACAGACTTAAATATTGAAAAATTGTCTCATTATCTTATTGAAAGTCAAAATGAAAAAATATATTTGCTATATAAAAATGACAAATTCTATGTTGAAAAAATAAATAGTGATGATTACCTGATAGAGAGCTATGTTAAAAATCCAGATAAATCAAGATATGAAGCTCTAACAAAATCACAAAAAAAAATAAATATATTATTGCGTTGGAAGAATGGAAATGGTATTGCTTATCCAGCATTTCAAATATCTTGATAAATTGGAAATATAGTCTCCAATTCCGTCTTAGATAATCCATTGTTTCCTAAAAATTGATCAATAAATTTTTGTGTTTTGGGATTTTTAAAACTTTTTATTATTTTATTGTAAAATTCTAATAAATCTTTTTTTTCCATATTGTTTGGTGAGTAAATCTCGTTTAAATGATTTTCAATTAAATAAGGGCCAGATGTTATTACAGCATAATTTAGTTTATAAGTACTATTTCCATTCCCTCTATTCACGACTAGAGTTGGCATTAATCTTCCACCCTTTTTAATATATTGTCCTTTTTCATCATTTTTAAATTTTTTTACTTCTAGCTTGTTATCTTTTGAAATATTTGTATTGTAAATTAATAATGTTTCTTCTGGATTATCTGTTAATTCTTCTTTATGTTCATTCCATACAATATTTCCTGTTCTAACTTTTAAACCAATTTTTTCCAATGTAGTTGAATTATCAAATAATTGTTTTAATTCAGCCGTGCTATTAGTAAATATAAAATTTCCATTTATTTTCATTGAAAAATCACAATCTATTGCTAGTAATGGTTCATTTAATTTTTGAATAATTAATCCAAAAGTTGATTGATCTGTATCAATAAAATCATTATCTTGTTCAAAATCAATAATATTTATAATTTTACATGTTTTTTTAATATAATTTCTAATTGGACCATAGTATAATGAATTTAAAAAACTTTTTGGAATAATAAATGCCAAAATTCCTCCAGTGTTAAGCATTGAAAGGGAATGAATAATAAATAATCCAAATATATTAGGACGTCCATTACAAAACTCGTGATACTTACTAGGAATATCAGTTTTTTTACAAACAAAATAAGGTGGGTTTCCAACAATAAAATCATATGATGATTCGGTCGAATAAATCATAAAATTACTTTTAACTAATTTTACCACATTTTTAAATTTCAAATCTTTAATAGCATTAAAGATTTTTTCATTAAATTCAACTCCACATAATTCTACATTCTGAAATAATTTATCACAATAATTTATTATTTCACATGTTCCACACGATGGTTCTAATATTCTTTTTATATTTATATTATTTTTAGAAGCATACTCAATTACAGAATTTATTAATTTTGTAAATATGATTTTAGGGGAGATAAATATTCCATATTCTTTTTTTTCCGCCTTGCTTAACAATTTTGTTATGCTAACGGTTAGATTACTAAATTGTTCAGAATTAGTTGCCATTTATATTATATTAATAATTATAATATCTATATTATTTTCAATTTTATTTTATAATATGATGAAATAAAGAATTAAAAAATAATAATAATATATACTAGTTATGGCAGGAGGATTAATGAATTTAGTTGCTACTGGGCAACAAAATATTATATTAAATGGTAATCCTGAAAAAACATTTTGGAAGGCAACTTATAAACATTATACAAATTTTGGAAAACAAAATTTTCGTCTTGATTTTGAAGGAACACCAATTCTCAATTTAACTACAGAATCTACTTTCACATTTAAAGTTAAACGTTATGCTGATTTGTTAATGGATTGTTATATAAGTGTTAATTTACCTAATATTTGGTCTCCTATTTTTCCTCCTCAAGAAATTGTAAATTCAGATGGGTCAATTTCATATTCTAATTGGGCTCCATATGAATTTCAATGGATAGAAAATTTGGGAGCTCAAATTATTAGTAAGGTTTTTATTACTTGTGGAAATCAACAATTACAACAATATTCAGGTAAATATATTTTATCATCCGCACAAAGAGATTTTAGTGCTGAAAAATTAGCATTATTTTATGAGATGATAGGAAATGTTCCACAATTAAATGATCCTGCTAATTATGGACCTCGAGTTAATGCTTATCCTAATGCATATTATACCTCAAGTCCCGCAGGAGCTCAACCATCTATTATGGGTCGAACTTTATATATACCTTTAGGAGCGTGGTTCAACCTAAAAACTCAAAATGCATTTCCATTAGTTTCTCTTCAATATAACGAATTAATTATTAATGTAACATTTAGACCAGTATATGAATGGTTTACGATTCGAGATGTAATGGATTATGCAAATAATTATCCAGTTATACAACCAAATTTTAATCAATATTATATGCAGTTTTATCGTTTTTTGCAAACTCCACAAGATGAGACCTTAGGTCCTGTTTCTTATGTAGATAACAGAACAAATTGGAATGCTGATATAAATTTAAATTGTACTTATTGTTTTCTCTCTAATGATGAATCAAAATTATTTGCCAAAAATGAACAAAAATATTTAATTAAAACTGTATATGAAAGGCCATTTTATAATATTACTGGGCAAAATCGTGTTTATTTAGATTCAATAGGAATGGTTATTAGTTGGATGTTCTATTTTCAACGCAGTGATGCTAATTTAAGAAATCAATGGTCAAATTATACAAATTGGCCATATAATTATATGCCTCAAGATGTTTCACCAGCATCTACGTCTGGTAATTTTACAAATCCGGACACTAGTAATTCATATACTACTTTAGGACCTGGTTTAAATCCATATGGAACTTTAAGTGGTTTATATACAACGGGTGTTTATAATCCTCAAAATTTACAATATATTTTAGTCGCAATGGGAATATTATTAGATGGACAATATCGTGAAAATATATTACCGGCAGGTGTATATAATTTTGTAGAGAAATATGTTAGAACTGGTGGAAATGCTCCTCCTGGGTTATATTGTTATAATTTTTGTTTGGATACTTCACCTTATAGCTTACAACCGTCAGGAGCTATTAATATGAGTCGTTTTACAGATATTCAATTTGAATTTACCACTATTTCTCCTCCTGTAGATCCTTATGCGCAAGTTCTTACTATTTGTGATCCAACAACAGGAGATATTGTAGGAATAAATAAACCACCTTGGCGAATTTATGATTATAATTTTGATTTATATG